TTAAGTATAATCCATTTAGTTGTCCGTAACTATTATCTTATAATATAAGAAAAATAATTCTAAATATCAACTAATTTTAAATGATTTTTTTGATTTACCATAACATTTGATGGTCTGATATCTAATTCTTCTGGGTCTATGCCTATTCTTTTAGATTCTCTTTCAAGTGCTTCGACCCACTCTTCAGGTATTTCTCCTCTATATTCTCCTAGAACCTCCATTTGTATAATCCCTAGTTTAGGATTTATTACTTCTACATCGTATATTTTTGCAAAGTTATTTGTCTTCTTACCTTTTAGTATAGCTGCATGTTCTAGTTCTACTTCATCTGTTGTAGCTTTGTAAACTCTTCCGTTAAGTAGGTAAGCTGATCCGTAATCTCCTGAGCCTAAATATTTAGCGCCTTTGTCTCTTAATTGATCTGTTACTTTTTCAAATGCTGGATCGTAGTATAGTATTTCACCAAGTATTACTCTTGATAGTTTCATTATTTTTAACTTTCTTTTTGATTAAAGTGGAACTTTACACTTGGAAAATATTCTCGTTCTCCGGGATCATTTTCATAGTAGTTACTGTCCTGTGTAATTTCCAAACCTTTGCTTTTTATAAAGCTTATTATTTTGTTCCAATCACTTTGTTCAAATTCATCTTTAACTCTAAAAGTAACCTTACCGTATGCTTTTCCTTTTAATGGATCATTATCTTCTCTGCCGCCGGCATAATCTCCCATACTTACATAAGGGCTTCCTCCAAAATTTGTATCTAATTCTTTAGCCAGTAAATCTGATTCTTTATCGTATTTGTTAAAATCAATTTCTAAGAGTAAGTCTGTTAGTTTCATAGTTTGTAAATTTTTACTTTAAGATCCCCTGTTCCTTTAATTAATCGGTGATAAGTCTCTTTAGGTATAAATAGTTTATTTTCTGATAATCTTTGAGGTATTTTATTGTCAAATTGAAATTGCCAATCAGTAGGGTGAGTTGATTCTACTATTCTATCTTCCTTATCTCTATGCCAAACATATTCAAATGAATCGGTATCACAGGAGAATTCTCGTACTAAGTAACCTTCCGTATTATATTCTGTATATGGGTTATCCATTATTGTACTTTATTCTACCAGTACCCAGAGAAGTTCTTTGCTCCTCCTAATGATTTCCAATACCGTCCTACATTACAAGCCCAGTAACCTGGTTTTGTTTTATCTTTTTTAGTAGCGCATTTATGTCTTGCAGCAAAAGAAGCTCTTGCTCCTGGTTCTTTTATTTTAACGCTTAATCCTGTTGTTCCTCCAAAAGACACTTTAACAACATTTCCTTTTTTATTTTTAGTGTAGACAAAGAACTTTTTAGAACCTCCTCTTTTAGGTTTATTTAAAGGTACATCTTTACCTTTGTATTTAGCTTCATTTAGTATTTTTAATGCAACATTAGATGGCTCATAAGACCAGTTTTTCTTATCGCTACTCTGTGTTAGAATTATATCTTCACCTTCTGGTGTTGATATTGTATATTTTCCAGTTCCTGTATTTTTACCAATATAACCTTTAGGCATCTTTGGAATTAAATTCATTAACTTATCATCAGATATTTTATTAGCTTCATTTATCATAGGTAAATCTAAAGGTACTTTTGTTCCTTCAAATAATCCATATAGACCAATATCTGTTGTTTCTATTAACTTTAAGTCTTCTTCGTTAAGTTGAATTTTACCGTCTCTATGAGCATCTCTTGCTTCAGCAAATAATTGTATAAAGCTATCGCTAGAGTATCGGTAGACATTCTCATGTAAGGTGAGGTTATTGTCTACATGGTACCCTAAAGAAGGGAGCCCTAATAAATCTTTTATCTGTATCATAATTTACTTTTTATTTCTTTCTTGCCAGTCTAGGGAGATTTTATCTTTTTCTATTGGACCTCCTTTTGCCCATGTTCTACAGCTTCTTGCAGAATGACATTTAAAATGATGCATCCAACAGTAACCTAATTTTCCGTCTTCATCAGACGTTACACCTGGCATACATTCTTCCATTCTAGGAGATATATCAAATGCAACACAATTGCTACAGTTAGTTCCTTTTGCTGCTTCTTCTGTAGTGTTCCAGTACTTTGCTATATCCTTCCAGTATGAACCTGGTTCACTTACATTCAGTGGACCGTACTGTATATGAGTTGCTTTTATTGAAGCATCTCTATTTTTCGTGTTGAGTATTAAATCCTGAGTTGCTGCAGGGCAGGATTCATTATTCTCTTTAAGTAGAATATCTCTTAGTTTCATACGTCAAAGTCTTTTCTATAGAACTTACCGAGTACATTGTCGTTAATATAGCTATCCTTGTTCTCTAGTACTTCATTTATAAATAGGTATTTACATTCAAAATACGTTAGAAGCTTTTTATTAGGTACGTAACATAGTATTGAACGTTTAAAATCTGTTGGTGTACCTTCTTTCACATATTTTAGAATATCTTTGTGTGAACCGTAATACGTCTTCCAATCTGACTCTGTTATTATTTTTTGCTTTAAAGGTGTTCTTCCTCCTATTCCTTTTGCTTTTCTTTCTTCTCTTAAAGCTTCTAATGCTCTTTTACCTAATCTCTTGTTACGTTCGAAGTATAGAACTTTTTTTCCTATATACTTTTTATTCGTAGGAATGTGAAAAGTTTCATATATAAAACCGTACGTACCTTCCGGCATATCTGATATCTCTGTGATTGTTTGACCTTTATTGGTCCATTCTGATTGTGTAACCATGTTTGTTTAATTTACGAAATTAAATTTAATTAACCAACTATATAAAGCTCTAACTAGATTAATCGAAACCTCTATCATCTGAATCTTTCTCAATATCAGATATCTCCTTAGCATTGTGTACTAAGAAATTTGATGCAAAGTAGTTATCTACCTCTTCAACATCTAAATCACCTGTTTGAACTTCACCGGGTATTTTTTCTCTAGTTTCTATATTGATTAATTCCATATTAAAGTTAAAGAGTTTGTCTCCTACTACTACTTCTTCTATGTACCTAAAGGAGATAGTGTTATCTCTTTTAATTAATACTGGGTGTTCGTTTGTTATCTTTAATGTGTTATTTATACTATAGTGGTTTCCATTTGATCTTAATCGGTTTGCTGTTACGGTTGATACAGTCTTTTCACCAAATACTCTGTAGTGTGTGTACCATTCGGTCCAGTCTTCCTGTGCTCCTAATCCTTCTATGTTAAAAGAGACTACCCTATCCCCTACTACTACATCTTCGATTGGTTTTTGAGTTCCGTCTGCCATTTCTATTAAAGTACCATACACTAAACATCCTAAATCAGTCCCATCATCATCATCATCAACAGATCCTCCTGATTTACCGCGTAAATCATCAAAGCCTATTTCTCCGGAAGTTCTCTGTGCTAATGTTCGTATATCACTATCGTTTAAGCTACACTGTGTGTTAGAAGTCCCTCCTGCTTCTACATGTATAGCATTTATAGTTATTGCTCCTGTTGATGATAATGCCATAGCTTTTTAGTTCTTAGTTTCAAGCTTTTTTTCAAGTTCAATTACTTTTGCTGATAGTTCTTTTATTGCTTCTGTTAGTACCGCTACTGTTGCTGCGTAATCTATAGTTTTAGTATCTTTATATTCTTCTGTAATAATTTCAGATGAAGATACTAATTCTGGTATATGTTTTTCAAAGTCCTGAGCTATAAAACCTATTGAGCTTCCTAAATCTTTATTATTCCAATCAAAAGAAACTCCTTGAAGTTTTAGTACCTTATCTAGAGCACCTTTAAGTGGTTTAACATTGTGCTTTAATCTCTTATCAGATGCATTCCCTGTGGTAAATGCTGTTATGTTATTTGCTGCTGCTATTCTATACGCATATATATCCTTATATCTATATGTTGTAGAGCCTATATCAAAACCTGTGGTAGTACTTGTGCTTGTAGTGTTCGGTCTAATTGCATCGGTTGCTAAGGTACCTCCTTTAGTCTGTAGTATTACTGATGCAGCAGTTGCATTACTATCTAGCCTTTCTGCTCTTACGTACTTATCAGCATCAGATACAATCTGTAGCCCTCCTGCTTTTAGTTCTACAAAATTACTTGGTACTGCTAATCCTAACTGTGTATCAAATCCAGTTACACTGGTAAATGTAGCTGCTTGATTTGCGCCGACAGTATGTTTTCTTTCAGTATATGTTACAGAGTTCGAGTTCGACACTGTGACAGATCTTCCTGAACCGGTTATTACCTTCCATTTATACCTAAAGTGTATAGTTCCTGCTTCTGATACGTTTATTATCTTTTCAGCGTTAGTAACTGCAGAATTAGATGTTGTAGATGCACTAGAACCAGCAAATGTAGCATCTACCCAAGTATAACCGTAACTAGGGTTATGGTGTATTATACTGTTTGCAATGTAGTTAAATTTATCTGGTATTTCATATGAGTGTACCTCTAATTCTTCTTTTACTAACTCTCTCTTATCAACAGTCTTAAGTTCTACTCCATTTCCTGTGTCAATATAGATTTGTGTTATTCCTGTGTCTATTTTCTCTGTCGGTATAATATGTCCTCCGTCGGTCCAGAAGTTATGGTTATAAGTTACTCTGATATTCTTACCTCCTGCTTCTACGAGCCAGTGCTCGTTAACTGTTCTTGTATTTATACCGGCTGGTGTTACTCCTATAAATTTAGAAGTTTCTTCATCCCAGACTTTCAGTTTATCTTGTCTGTTTATATTTTTTGCAAGTTTAGTTGAACCGTCTATAAGTGTTACTAAAGCGTTAGAATCTACAGAAGTGAAATCAAATTCAAACTGCTCCGGGGTATTTGAGGAGTTAGTTCCAGAAGATATTTTATATGTAAATGATGAAGTTCTTCCTATCGCAGTAGATGATCCTAGTAGAGTAGACCCTATTTCGTCATTCCCACTGTTGAATGCACATAAGTATAATTCTGTTATGGTAACTGCTGCTGTTGGTCTAATAAATCCGTGTTTCTGGGATGATGTTGATGGTACGTAGTTAGGGTCTGCAACTGATACTGTTGGTGTTGTATGTGTACCTACTTTTGCTGTAAATGCTGGTATATTTAAAGTGACTGTATAATCTCCTGCTGATGTTGCATTAAATGTATCTGCGTCTTTAGGTCCTAGTATACTCCCTGATGCTACTCCAAAATATTGCTTTGCTCTGAAAGCTGTATTGTCGGTAGAAAAGAGGAAGGGTATAGAACCTGTTGATGCAAAAGAAGACCAATAGTTACCTGTGGAACCTATAGCATCTATATTAACATTTACTGCCCCTCCAGCAGTACTAGTCAGATCTCCTAAGGGAGAGATGATAACTTTTTTATCGGCACCTACATACATCTGTATTTCAGGTATATTTGGTTCAAATACTATTTCACCATCTTCATCTCTTAATGCGTTGGTACTTTCATCAATTACCCAATCTCCAATTCTACCAGATGTTGCTGTGATTTCTCCTGATATTGATGCATCTGATGCTGTCATGTACCCTTCTGCAGATACCGAGAATAACGGTAGTTCTTGGGTTGGGATGGATAGTGACCCTCCTTCAAGAGTACCTCCTGTAATAACCCCACCTTCTATGTTTGTACCTCTAATTAAACTACCCGTTACACCGGCAGCTGTTACTATTCCCTTGAATGATGCCGATCCTTCGTTATTAATAAAAAATTCTTTAGCATGTATACTACCTGCTGAATGTAGAGTTAATCCAGATTCTGCAAAGCCGTTTGTTACTGTTTTAGTTCCTGAGAATATAGCGTCTTGGTCTATGGTCCATCCTCCTGCTGACCCTGATGTTATATCTTCTGTTGCTGTGTATGTAACTTCTATTTCTCTTAATGTAGCTCCATCAGTACTTGTTGAGAAGATTTTTATAGTATTACTTCCTTGATTTACTTTAATGTTATCGAAGTAGGTATTTAAAGTATTATCTGCTCCTCCTACATCTGTTCTACTTAACCTTGTGCGTAGTTGTCTACCGTTTACTGTTGCTTGTACACCTGAGTAGTTAGGTTCTCTTTTAATTGATGGTTCAAATACATAAGCATCAAAACGTCCTGAGTTTTCAGAGAGTACCATTCTTACTGGAAGAGTATCATCACCTTTTGGTGCAGCGATTTCATGGTAAGTCCAAACATCTGTTAATGTTATAGCTTTGTCAGCAAAGACTCTATAATCATTTCCGAGTCGTTGTCCACGCATTTTCATTGTACCGGTCCCTTTAAACCACCCTGATATTAGGAATGATTCTCTTTCAGTATTTGAGGTTATACCGTTTGATGCTACGTATTGACCTTCGACGGTTGTCTGTATCCTAGTAGCTCTGGTTCCTTCTTTTTTATCTTCTTGATCTAAAGTAAGTGTTGGATATGAAGTACTTGTTGAAGGTCTACCTTTAAACCATCCATTTCCGTGTTCTATAACCTGGGTTGCTAATGTTTCTGCTCCTGTAAAAATCCCTGCTGCTTCTGCGTCTGCAATTACTAATTTTAACTTAGCAGTTCCTTCTTTATCAGATTCAAAATCGTATTCAAGAATATCATTTGTAGGTGTATTTGGAGCAATTCCTTGTGATCCTGTAAAGTAAAATAGTTCTGAGGTTACTACATTTTCATTAAGTGTATTAGCCTCTGATAATGTAGTATTACCTACCTGTAATGAACCTCTAAATGCTGCTGTACCGTCCTTGTTAATATAGAAATTAGGTGAGTGGATAGATCCTTGGTAATTCATTACTATACCGCCATTAGCAGCGGTATACCCACTTTGATTTTGAGTAGTATTAGCAGTATTACCGGAGTTAATATTGTAGCTACTAATGTTCCATCCTGCTATTGTACCGTCAGTTGCTGCTGCTGTAGCTCGCATAGTTGCGGTTGTTATATTGTCAACGTTCCCTAAACCTATAGTATCTGCTGTGTTGCTTGAATTTAATGTATTAGCTGCGGTTAAATCTGTATTACCTATACTTACTGTTCCTGAAAAGTTAGCGTTACCGTCTATGATAGAAAATTCTTCACTTATTAAATCTCCTGTATCTAAATTAAATTGAGTTCCTGCTGCTGAATAAGTTCCTGATGTATAGTTGTAGTTGGTTGATTCTATCTTACCAGTTGTTACCATTTCTCCAGTTATAGAGGTAACTTGCATATAGTGTGCTTCTATTGCAGGGTCAGTCCTAAGTAAGAAATTGGTTAAATTCAATGATGCTGAAGGTATTACTCCTCCGTAGTTAGAGAATGTAGCACCGTTGGTTGGTGCTTGTATTCCGTACATATTAGCACTAACTAATCTTCCTCCTCTTGGGTTAGTGGCTATAAAACTTACTACTCCTCCTCCACTATTTGATGTATAAACATCGTTACTAAGAGTGAGTGTAGTCGATGACCCTTTTAGAGAAAATGGATGTACAATCGTTCCACCACCGGGTGACTTTTTTAACTGTGTAATTAATCTTCCAGAATCAGATGAAGTGTTTATACCTACGTTTGCATTTGCACTAATACCTGCTAAGATTGGGTGAGAAGCTGGTAATCCCTGATTAGCTGCTGAGTAGCCCATCATCCAACCTATACCAGTACCATTAGCAGTTGCTGCAATTGGCCATTCTGTATTATAAGATCCTGTATAATTCCCTACATTGGTATCATTACCTACTACTAGTACAGATTTACCTAAATCAAATAAGTTAAGTGCTAATTGTATTTCTGATCCATTTAATCCCCAATTTCTTTCATCAAATACGTATAAGTCATAATCATGTGAATCAAATCCGTCTATGTCTGCTGGGTTAGTGTTGTTGGAGGCGTAGCCGTTATCGTCGTAGTACCAAGTACTCTCATTACCGCCAGTGTATCCTAGTGATTCTGATATATATGTTAATGTGCCACTTGCTGTTGTTCCTGCACTACCGGTTGATACTAAAATTATATTGTAATCAGATTTATTCTTAGTAGAAGGAGTTGCAAAAGTATCTGGGTTTGTTACTTCAATATTTCCTTTTACATTTAATGTTGTTCCGTCCCAACTTAAGCTAGGTGCTGCTGATCCTCCTAATTTAAAAGTTCCTGCATCTAAATCTAATCGAGAACCATTTGCTGTTCCCCAATTGGTTGATTGTATTCCTCCTGTCTGTATACCGTTACCTGAAATCCTTGTTGACATCCCGAGAGTCTTTCCTCCTGACATTCTACTAAATAGTAGGTTATTTGTTGTACCGGAATTGTGTATTGCTGCTCCCGGCCTAACATATCTTTCAGTTATTGCATCATTATTTCCAGTCTGTGGATTCGTTACTACTTGTGAATCGTATGTTACGTACGGTGAAGTAAAGTCTCCATCTTTAAATATTTTGTATACAGCTCCAGTAGGTTTTAGCTGGATGCTAATTCTAAATAACGTAGGGGTATTAGTCGTCCATGCACTATATGCAAGGGCTCCTCTGGGCTTAGCATCTTCGTAAGCGTATATATTACCATTATAGAAGTAAATAGCGTGGCTAAGGTTGCCATAGCTAAATGTATTAGCACCCTCTTCAAATAACCCTATCATAGTTCTAGGGTTGTAATCAGATGTTACAATATCCCATTCAAATATACCTCCATCTTTTCTATCAAATAATGCTTTTGTATGAAAGCCTTCATCCCAGCTATTATTATTATTATTGAATTCATTTCCAAATACAGGTGATGCATAACTAGTAGTTGTTGTAATACTAGAGTCAAATAAGTTTGTATCTAAAGAACCGCTAAAGTTATATTCAAATGAAGGACCTACTCCTGGGTTACCTATTGATAGACTTTGACCGTTCCATACTAAGCCATCATCTCCAGAACCTGATAGCATAAACAGTCCAGATGATGACATGAAAGTTAAGAACTGAGTTCCGTCATGAAATCCAAATGCATCAAAGCTTGTATAGAGTCCTGCTGTTTCAGGAGGTGTTGGAAGAGAGGCGAGTGACATCTGTGCATCTGGTCCAAAGTTGTATGTAGCGGGGTTTACCATTGAGCTGGTTGCTGCAATGAGGGTTGCTATTGAACCTGTTGCTGCATCTGCAGTACTTTGAGCTGTGAGTATTGATCCTGTTATTGCGGTAACTGCTGTATCCGCATACGTCTGTAAAGAACCTGTTGCAGTATTTAGTGCTGCTGTAGCAGATGCTTCTGCTGCAGTTTGTGCTGCTGATGAAGATGATGATGCTTCAAGAGATGCACTAGTTGCTGCATCATTTGCTGCACTAGCGCTTGCAAATGCTGCTAAGAATAAATCTGCTGATGATGATTGTTCTGCTTCTAATTCTGCTTGTGATGCAAAATCACCAGGGTTAGTAACGTTTATTTCTCCACTAATTGTAAGTGCTTGAGTTGATGCATTCCATACTAGTTTATCTCCTAATGAAAAGTTACTTGATGAGTCTAAATAGAATCCAGTATCCGCATCACTATGAGTTCCTTCTCCATTGTATAATTTAGAATCTTCTAAAGTTATTCCTCCTATTTCTCCTGCTCTAGCAATTATTGTTCCATCAACTGTTAGTTCATCATTAGTCCATGCTAATCCGCTATTATTACTTCCTGTTAAAAAGAATTCTCCACTACCAGACATATATGTTTTCCAAGATCCTGAGTTATAGAATCCTAATCTGTCTGCGTTATAGTATAATCCGTAACCATCTCCAGGAGGTGTAGGATTATATGCAATTTTACCATCTACATCTACTGATCTTGATAATGCTGCGGATGCTGATAATGCTGCTTGTAGTGCTGCTTGGGAGGCGCCTTGGGCTGCTGCAATTGCTAAAGATGCTGATGCATTACTTTCTGCGGATGCTGACTCTTGTGCTTCTGTTAGTGCTGTACTTGCATAATCTACACTACCTGTTACATAGTCTTGAGTTGCTGCATTTCCTCCTAGTATGTTTACTTCTCCTGAAATGACTAGTGCTCCTCCGTCCCATTTTAAATAATTAGTTTCACTTCCTGTTAAGAAAAAGTTACCATTATTTGCCATGAATGTTTGGAAAGCACTTCCAGAGTAGTAACCCATTGCTGTAGGACCTGTGTATAGTCCTTCTAGGTTTGGATCTGTAGGTCTTACTATTCTACCAGTTGAGTCTGTAAATGTATTTAACGATGCTGTCCCAACAGAGTCTGTTATAAGTTGAGACTGATCGTATGTTGTATCTGAAGCTGCTACCCATTCGCTTGCACTGTAAATATGTATTGCATTTCCGTCATTTGAGTCAATCCACATATCACCGTCAAGTCTACTTTCAGTAGCAGGAGCATTATCTTGTCTAAATATAGAGTTTAGTCCTTCTTGAACTAATGAAAGTGATGCATTGGTTACTGCTTGATTTGCAAATGCTGCATTTGATGCTGATATTGATGCTGATAATGCTGTATCTAAGCTGTCTGTTTGTTGATCTGTATAATTTTCGGAAGCACTTAATGAAGCAGAATAAGCTGCATCTGCTGCTGCTATTCCACTGTCTGCTGCTGCTGCTGCGGATGCTGATGCGAATAACTCTGCTGCGGTTTGTGCTGCTTCTAGTGATGATGTTGTTGCTACGTTACCTGCTGTGACATTTATTTCTCCTGAAATTTTTAATGTTCCTCCATCCCAAGTTAAAGATTCTCCTTGATCACTTCCTGTTAAGTAGAAGTTTCCGTTATTAGCCATGTAGGTCTTCCATTCACTTTCGGAATAAAAACCTAATGCTTCATCTCCTAAGTACAATCCTGCTGATGCCGTATCCGGTGTTCTTACTATTCTACCAGATGAGTCTGTAAATATGTCTAAAGATACATTATCTATTGCTCCTGATATCTCGCTTAGTTGATTGTAGGTTTCATCTGGAGTTGTTGCCCATCCTGTTTCGTCTCCTGACCATATCTTTACAGCGTTTCCTTCGTCACTATCTATCCACATATCTCCTATAGTACCTGATGCGGTATAAGGTGCTTCTGCTTGTCTAAATATAGCCGATTTTCCAGCTAGTACTAAGTTTGCTGATTCTAACCCTGATTGTAGTGTAGCTGTTGATGAGCTAATTGATCCTGAGAGTGAAGCAGAGACTTGTGATATTATAGCTAAAGAAGCTGATTCTGCTACTGCTGCAGATGCTGATGCTGCATTTGTCGCGTAATCTTGGGTTGCTGCGTTCCCTGATGTGATGTTTATTGCTCCTGCTATCTCTAATGTTCCGGTCGATGAATCCCATGCTAATTTATTACCTTCAGAACCTGTTAAGAAGAAATCTCCTTGGTTGTCCATATAGGTTTTCCATTCTCCATCTTTATAGAACCCTAAGTTCGTAGAAGCTAAATAAAGTCCTTCAGCTGATGCTGTTGGCGGTCTTACTGCTCTACCTGCACTATCCGTAAATATTTTTCCATCTAAAGTACTAGTAGTATTCTCTACTGATGCTGAAAATGCTGCGTCTGATGCTGATATTTCTGTTCCTAGAGAGCCTGATAATGAGCTTGTTGCTGCATTAAGTTCTTCAGTGTTTACACCACTACCTCCTGTTATATCTATATTACCTTTTATATTGAGGGTTGTTCCATCCCAGTATATGTAATTTGCACCTGTTGTTCCTGTTCCTACCCTAAACTTACCGTTACCATCTAAGTATACTCCTGTTCCAGTAGTACTTGTCATGTTACCGGCATTCGTACCTGCTGCTAAGGTTCCATTGTTTAATGAACTTGAAATTATAAAAGTAGAAGTATCTAAAGTAAATGTTTCAGTATTAATAACTAAATTACCATCTGTGAAGTTATCTAATGATATGAAGTTATTAGCGCCTCCTACTTTCCAAGCACCGTCAGTATACCAGTAGTTATTATTATTTACAAATATACCGTCGTTGAAAGCTCCTGTTGTGCCTGATACTTTTCTACCTATAGATATTTTTTGACCTGTTTCTAATCCTCCTGCTACTGTAGCTACATGAAGTATACCTGCTATAGATCCTGTTTCAGCTGTTATAGCTCCTTTAAAAAATCCATTTTCAGTGTATAAGCCAAAACCTGGTTCATTATTACCGTATAAGTAACCTGAAGCTAATCCTGAAAGGTCTCCTAATCTAGATCTTAACTGTAAATCGTATGCTCCTGATCCTGTTCTTTCTACAATATCCATATAAGGAGTAGAAACATCTCTAGGATTAGCATTCATCATTATATACCCAGATGATATATCTTGAGATGGATTAAATACTCCTGTTGAAACTAATACTTGCCCTTCATTATAGGGTTTCGCTGTTGAAACTAGCCCTGATAAGAATTCTGCGTCTAAGTCTATTAAGTAAACTGTATCTCCGTTAACATGGGAATCTGCTTCTGTATCATGGTAATCTCTTATAACAGTTAAAACATTACTACTAATTGCTGTTACCTTTAATCTTTCATTCCCTATCTTTATAATATTCTGTACTCCAAGACCGGATGAATCGGTTACATTGACACTAGTCTCTCCTGTGGTTGATATATCTGCTGATAAAGTTGTAATAGATGCTGATACTGCTGGTGTACCTCCGTATGCTCTTTCTACGTACAACTCTCCTGCTAAACCGTCTGGATCTATTGAACCTGTATTTCCTGTTATGGATGAATCTTCTGAGTATCTTTTTGATCCTGATACATACACATATTCTACGCTAAAACCAGCATCGTTGACTGATTTAATTTTAAGTATTTCTCCTTCAGAAAAACCTGAAGTATTAGCAACTGAAAATGTTACGGCATTTGCTGCGTATGATGAAGACCCTGCTAAGATTACACCGTCTGTATCTTTTAATGGTTGTATTGTAGTAGCGTTAGCGACCATTAGTTGTCCACCGACTACGTTTACAGTTTCTTTTTCGAATACTGTTGTGCTGAGTGTCCCTCTAATTCGCATATTTTCAAACTCTGCTGAACCGTTTCCGATTGTGTCTATTCTCCAACCTTTTAGATTAGAAACAAAATTAGATGATTCTAATTTTCCGTCTGAATGTATTATTAGTCCTGTCTCGTCTTCACCGTAGTTTTCTCCGAAGCCTGCTGTAGGTATTGTTCTAATTTGAGAATCAGTTATTTCCCAACCACCAATCTTATTACCCTGTTGACCGAACATTGCTATGGTATTAGCACTGCCAGTCCCTGCTCCGTTATATATCTTTATACCGTAAAGATCATCTGCTGCATCTGATATTTCTCCTAGTCTTATTATTTCTGCAGAAGCAGTATCGAATATGTTTAACCTTTGAGTGGTTGTATCAATATTAAAATAAGTTGTGTCTAACTTAAAATTATCTGTCTTAATATCAACACCAGTGGTTGTGTTAAACCTAACATAGTTATTAGCATCCTTAGTCAGATCCAGCGTTGGTACAGTGTTATCCATACCTATTATTACACCAGCAGCATCAGTTCCAAAGCCGGTTTTTGCACCTGCCACGATCATCGCATCTAAAGCGCTACCTGATATCTTAAATACATTTGTTTCTCCTACTTCAATAGCAGAAGAAGCTCCCAACAGTTTTACACTTCCGTTACCAAGAGACATAGATGCTTCTGTGGAAGATATTTCTATATTAGATGCTGAGATTTCTAGTAATGAAGTTGAGAGGCTTACGTTACTCCCGTCAAACTTTACAAAACTACTTGTTGCATCCCCTACATAAAATCTAGGGGTACCTTCATTATACTCTAACTGAATACCTTTATTGCCGAACGTACTGTCATTGAAAGTTATACTTCCTGCATTTGCATCTATTACTACGTTAGTAGATTTCTTTATCTGTGTATTAGTTATTTCCCATCCAGCAATTTTACCTCCGGAGAACATTACTGCTGATCCTGTTATATCTCCGTTACCTTTTAAATTAAAATTTGAAGCAGAAATAAAATGATCTGTTGGTCCTGCAGCACCGGATATAAAGAAGGAAGGTATGCCTAGGGTTTCAGGTCCATGTATGGCGTTAGGTGTGATACTGAATCCTCCTATGAGTCCGGAGGATGCTGTTATATCTCCTTCGATGATTGCTCCAGAAGCGTGTAAGAAGCCGCTAGAGGAGATAGCGAAGTTAGATCCAAAATGTACGTAATATGGAGCAGTCACTGCTGGATCAAAGTCTATGTACCATTCGTCAGAAGATAGATTTCCTCCATCTGAATTCATAGCTTTATTTTTATCGTAGAATTGCCCGTTAAACAGGTCGATTATCATCCTACTACCAGTTATCTGGCTGTCAGCTATATATACATCTCCGATTGATCCTCCGTTTTCTTGAAAGTCAGCAAATGCTTCTCCACCGATAGGTACAGTCGCAGTTGTTCCGTCTTTCCTTTGAAGAATTAATTGATTTTCAGCGAAGGACGCTGTATAGAAGAATGATCTAAAATTTTCATCTAATTCTTCATGTGTTAGAGGTGCTCCTTTCTCGTCTCTAAATGTTAAACCCATAGTACGTTCCCTTTATTATAAATACGCTCTAATTCTCGAATTAGCCAGTATACATAATATAAGCTAAGGCGTAGAATGATGGAACGTGGTATGATGTTGTTATGTCGTGGTCGTGACTGAGGCCGTTACCTTGTGATAAGGTTGTACCAGCTCTCCAGTATACGTATTTATTATCTGTGTCACTATCTCCACTTCCTTTATACTTAGTTGGACCTACATTATCCACTCCTCCAATAGCTCCGTTTTGACCTGTACCTGGGTTGTTGTATTCTATATAATACGAATCTTTATATTGATGAGTGTGACTAGGGATCTGAGCTTGTGTTAAGGTGTGTGCTTGAGTGGATCCAAAGTGATCATGATTAGTGTTCCCTCCTGTTGATACTGCACTTCCACTAATAGTTGTAGTAGGTGTACCTGTTGTGTTGTTACTAGCTACTATAAATTTATTTCTTAAATCTGGAGTAACTACTGAGTTATATGTTGATCCATTACATAAATTCCAACCGCTAGGTAATGATTGTACTGCTCCTGACCACATGATTATTCCTCCTTGAGGTATTGGTGCTGCATTTACTTGCTTTACTACACTGTTATTTTGTTGAACTAAGAAATTGTAG